GAAAAATGCAGCTTGAGAGAGAAGAGGCGAGACCCGTGGCTGTGGGCGAACGCATCGTCAAAAGCGATGGCAGACCCAAAGCCAGTGGTTAAGACGCGCTTTTATTAAGCATGTTCCAGTTGCAGATCGTCCAGATTACATTATGAACTATCTGCACCGTGAAGGAGCAAAATATATCGCCACTGACTATACAGCTTTTGAAAGTCTGTTTGTGCGTGAGTTGATGGAGGCCTGTGAGTTTGAGCTATACTCATACATGACGCAACATCTCCCTGCTGGTGGGGAGTTCATGCGCCTGGTACGTGAAGTGCTAGGCGGGCTCAATTTGTGTGTCTTTAAGGACTTCAAGGTTGCTGTTGAAGCGACCAGAATGTCTGGAGAGATGTGCACTTCCCTGGGCAATGGGTTTTCAAACCTTATGCTAATGCAGTTCGTCTGTGCTGAAGTCGGATGCAGGGAAGTGTTGGGAGTGGTTGAAGGAGACGATGGTCTCTTTACCATGGTGGGGACTCCCCCCACCGCAGCGGACTTTGCCAGATTGGGCTTAGTCATTAAGTTGGAGGTGCACGACACCATCTCCACCGCATCCTTCTGCGGTCTTGTCTTTGATCCTACGGATAGAGTCAATATCGCAGACCCTCGCAAGGTTTTAGTTAACTTTGGATGGGCGCAACGTAATTACGCACGCGCGCGCATGAGCAAGCTCTTAGTATTGCTCCGTTGTAAGGCGCTGTCCATTTCATTTCAATATCCCGGATGCCCCATCATAGCGGAACTAGGTCGCTATGGGGTTAGAGTGACGCCGAATCAGTCTTTGAAGATGCGGCAGTTACTATACCGAAAAGGCATGTATGACTCCTATACGCGGGAGAAAGTACTAGCCGCCATGCAGTGCGGGAACATACCGCGCAAGGAGCCGCCGAGGAACACCCGGCTCCTTGTCGAAAGGCTATATGGCATTTCCATCGAGGTACAGCTCTCCATAGAGTCTTACCTCAGCTCGTTGAAAACGATTCAACCTTTAGATCACTGGAGTTTTCCCATGATTCTGC